TAAGCGGATAAAATACGACCACCACTTTGGCTATAGTCACTACTGCAGTGGACGTGTAGAAGATATTTATAAGGCTGCACGTAAAAGACTGTGCTCTGTAAACTCCCTTCAAAATCGTGATGCCCAAATTTTTGGAATGCATGATATTGCCGACGATTTAAACTCTGCGAGCGTAGTGTACGATCCAGAAGCCGATAAACTATTAAGAAAGGAAATTGAAATGAATAAAACTGTAACAGACCTCCCTCAGCCAGAAGAGGTTACCCGAGTCACTGCAACTTTAGATTTAGCGAGCAAACTAGATAACGCTGTGATTGCTAAATTAAGCAGCTCCAAAGGCAAAAGCTCTACGCCAAAAATCGGTGAACTGTGCGGCATGGATTTGCTGATTGATCTGTCCGATGCACCAGAGGAAGCGAAATATGAGCTGTATTTTAAGGCGCGGACTGCGCTTGAGAAAATAGCGTCCGAATAACTGGTAATTTCCTTCCTATAATAGTATTATTGAACCATGATATTAAAGCGTAAACTTACTATTGACAACCAGACCATAGCAGTTATGAATATTGACGGAGCCGACTATATATCGCTGACAGATATGGTCAAGAACATCGAGGGCGATGATCATATCAGAAACTGGATGAGAAATAGGGAGACTGTTGAATTTCTTGGTTTGTGGGAGCAATTTAATAATCCAAATTTTAAACCCGTCGAATTCGACGGGTTTAAAAAACAAGCAGGTTTAAACTCATTCGTTCTGTCCCCTCAAAAATGGGTTAACGCCACGAATGCGATAGGAATAATATCAAAGAGTGGACGCTACGGTGGTACCTACGCACACAAAGATATCGCCTTTGAGTTTGGTACTTGGATCAGCGCCGCGTTCAAGCTATATCTTATTAAGGAATACCAGCGACTCGTTGAGATTGAGAGTAATCAATATAATTTAGAATGGAATGTGCAGCGCATACTTTCAAAAACTAACTACACAATACATACCGATGCGATCAAAGATAAAGTTATACCGACAACTCCGATATGGAATAAAAGTTTTACTTATGCAGGAGAGGCTGACTTGCTAAATCTTGCATTATTCGGCATGACAGCTAAAGAATGGCGTAAGGCTAACCTTACCGAGGCGAGGCAAGGCAGAAACATTAGAGACGTAGCTAGTATAAACGAGCTGATCATACTGTCAAACCTCGAGACTCATAATGCGCAGTTTATTCGCGATGGTTTGAGTAAGGAGATTCGTTACGAGCGGCTGGCGAATATTGCAAAAATACAAAGAGAATCTCTCCACAGAGTAGATCCAATTAAATCAATTAAAAAACTGACTAATGAAACATATCACCTTGCATCGCGCGGTGAATTAGATGAGAGTCATAAAAATGAATAAAAAATAGAAAAAATGTTGGAGAATCTGAAAAACTCGTGATATGGTGAATATGTAATAGCCACGAGCGGTAATGCCGCAGGAGGCTCGCAGAGAAATCTGGGGGCTTTTTATTTTGGAAAATAAATTATGAAAGCAAGCGATTTAGGTAAAGACTATCAAGAATCAAGGACAAATATGATCCACACGCACGAGACATGGCGTGTCTTACTCGATATTGCCTATGCCAAGCTGTCTACTGAAAAAGGTTTTAAGTCTCGTGTTCGCGAAGGTAGCTTGAGCTCTCTGATATTAGAACGATCCTCCCGTGTGGTGGCACAGTTACCGACCGGACGTATCCGTTCGCTAAGCAGACGCGACCAAGGCAAAGCAATGCTGATGGATTTAGTATGGACTAAATATGTTATTCCTAACGCTAAAAGCCAGTGGTCATTCATGACGAAGCTCCGTATGTGGGATTACTACTCCCTTATCTACGGTGCTATGCCAGTTCAGTACGATTACCGAGTTGACGAGGATTATGTCGGTCCTGATTTTAGAGTGATAAATCCGACGGAATGCTTTCCGCAGGTTGGCAATACTAGTTTGAATGATTGCGACGCTGTCTATATTGTTACCCATCACAGCAAGCGCTATCTGCAAAGCCGTATGAAGTTTAAGGACTGGAATAGAGCCTCTATCCAGACTATCCTCGATAAAGCAACCGAGAAGCATCAACCATCAGACACCAAGGAAACGACTACCAACCTACAGCAGGAGCGCGGCGAAGCAACTACCCTACATCAGGGACATATCGCCCTAGTTACTCGCTACGAACGCGGCAAGAATGGCCGCTGGATTACGTTCGCGCCAGATTTTGAGAATATTGTCGTTCGAAACATTAAGAACCCGCACGAATCTGGACGTATACCTGTTGTATTTAAGTACGCTATACCATTGATTGATTCGCTATGGGGCATGGGCGATGTTGAGCGTGGCGCTTCATTACAGCGAGCAATCGACACGACAGTAAACCTAAATCTCGACTTCTCCAAGTTCAAGATATTCCCGCCGATGTGGTATAAGGGCGATGCTGTTGATCCATCTCTAATGCGTTATGAGCCAGGTGGCAAAATCCGTACTGCTAATGGACAATCTGACTTTGGCTTCGTCAATCCAGGCGCTAGCCCATCAAATGAGTTCCAAGCGACCTATCAGTTCCTGAAGGGTGCGTTGCTCAATCAAAACGGTACGACTGATACCACGATATCCGCAAGCGACGGTCTGCCGGGCTTTGGTCGAACACCAGAAGCCTTGAGCAAACTTGAAAAGCGCGAAAACGCCCGCGATCAGTGGGATAGAAATATGTTTGAGGAGGCTTATGAAGAGCTGGTCGATGGCATGATAAACCTAATTGGTACCAAACAATCTGTTCCGATAAAGTTTCATGTCTTTGACGACGAGATCCTGGATATCATCAAGTCTGGACACAAGGATCTGTTAGACATCTTCGATTCAGCCAAGAGTTACCGAATAGGTACCGACCCAGAGACTGGCGAAAACGGTATGGTTGAGTACATCAACGCCCACGGCACAGCCGAAATGAAGATTGACCATACCAAGTTGTCCGGTAAGTGGATGTATCGAATAGATGCTGGCACGACCGCTGCTAACGATCAGAAAGATGAGTATGAGCGCGTCTATAATCTCGTTGAGCTGCTGTCATCTCAAGCTGGTGCATGGCTAATGGACGGTGCACAAGAAGATGGACGCAAGGTCAACAGGACAGAGCTACTTGACCAGCTTATCGCAGCTAGTGGCATCAAAAATAAAGATAAAATCTTTGACCCGTACACTCAGGAAAACGACAAGACGAAGCCATTTACCCCAGAGATGCTCAATGATCCTCAACTAGTAAGCATGTTACAGCAACAGATTCAAGGGCAGTCTGAAGAACAGTCGCAAGTGCCGCAGGATATACAGCAAAATCAAGAAGCCCAACAACTTCAGCCGATGGAGGCGGCGTAATATGGAGAATATTTTAGACAGCGATATCAATTCCCTGCCACTTACACCAGTGGCCGAGGAGCTAAGCCTAGAGGCAAAAGTAGCAGAAGCCCGCCAGCGTGCTGAGGTGTCCGACATTGCTTCAATCCCGGGCTGGCCGCGCATCAAGGAGCAAATGAAGCAGGACGCATTAAATCTGAGGCTCCACAGAGACCTAGAGTTTGGTCCTAATGATTCTGATGAAAAAGTCGGCAAGGAGGTGCGGTCTAGGCTGCTGATGGCGCAGTGGATCGAGAAGTATATCGAGAGAATTGAGGGTGCGGTATTAGCTGTCGAAGTAATGACCAAGGAGGCTGAAGATGAACAGCAATCCTAACCCGTATGAGAAGTCAAACACGGAGTCAGAGCTAGTCGAAAAACCGCATTATGCCGAACTGGATATGAGTAGTATCGCGCTGCAACACAAACCAGACAGTGAATGGCGACAAAACGGCACAAGCTTAAGGTGTATAAGTTGCCAGAATGAACACGGTATATTTTTGCCGCCGGGGACTTTCTACACTGGCAAAACTGACGAGAAAGGAATGCCTATCATTGAGAAGAGGTTCTGAGGTAGGTTGCGTTTCCGGCTGGTCTTTTATCACCCTACTAGCCGGAAACGGAGCGTATCTCCCGCCGCGGACTGCGTAAGTGTCTTGGCTAAATTAAATGAAAGGATGTAGCATGTCTACTTCTAGCGATACCGGACTATCGGCCGAACAGGTCGAGGCGGTAGAAAATATGGCGCTAACAGACGGCGGAGAAGCAACCGCCACACCAGAAACGCCGGCTGGTGAGAATCAAACTACGAATGAAACAACAGCGACTGGTGCGGAGGGTGCTGATGGCGACGGTCAACAGCAGTCCAATGGTGATTCCAAAGCTGAAGCAGAAGTCGGTACAGACACACAAAACGGGCGTCCAGACAAGCAATCGCGCCTCAATCAGCGTTTCGCTGCATTGACCAGCCAATTGCACGAGAAGGACGAGTATATCGAGTCTCTTAAGCAGGAGATGGCACGAAAAAACCAGCAAGACCAGCTTAAGCCCCCTACTCCTGATGAAGATGGTAATTACAGCGCCAGCGACATCATGGACTATAACCAAAAACAAGCCCAGCAAGCTGCCAATACTGCAGTAGAGGCAATGCAGGAACGCTTGGACGGTGAACAGGTGGCGTCGCGCTTTGACCGCGAAGAGGCAGAAATACTAAAAGCATATCCTATGCTTGACCCAAACAATGCTTCGTTAGATCCAACGGATCCGAACTGCTACAACGAAACCTTAGCTAAGGCGGTTGACAGCTATGTCCGAGGACGTATTGAGCCGCACATTTTAGCAAGAAACGTCGGAGCTCTTAAGAAGCTATCGATTCGGAAGCTAGCCGATGAGTACTTAGAGCCTATCATGTCTGTAGCGCAAGCCGAGCGCGAGCGTGCCCAGCAAAGCCTACAGAATCTGAACGGACAAAGCTCTGGCATGTTTTCGTCGGCGGCAGGCTCAGGTGGCGGCGGAGATTCCATAGAGGAACTAGAGGCAAGGATCGGAAACATTAGTTTATCGTAATCCATTTGGGTGGTAGTGGTTACAGAAAGGGCTGTTTAACATGGCTGACACTACTACTGCGCAGCTTCAGCACGATCTGCAAACCTATTTTGCGAAGAAAGTCCTTCGCGGAGCGGAGTTTCAGACTGTGCTTGACCAGTTCGGTCACAAAGAAACATTGCCAGAGGCATCAAGCAAAACGATCCAGTTTACCCGTTACTCGGACTTGGATATCGTTACTAACCCTCTGACGGAAGGGCAAGCCCCAGCCGGCAGCCAGCTGACAACTTCTGCTATCAATGCGGTTGTTGACCAGTATGGCGACTTTGTGACGCTTACTGACCTCGCAAAATTAACACCAAAACACTCATCTGTTCAAAACGCTCTGAAGAAGCTCAGCGAGCAGTCATCGAAGAGCTATGACCGTGCTATAAACAAGGTCATCATCGCCGGTACTGCTGTACGCTACGCCAATTCAAAGACCGCACGCAACTTGCTGGCTGACGCAGACAAGCTAACCTGGGCAGATGTTCGCAAAGAGGTTTCCCGCTTGCGCACTGCAGGCGCACCAACCTTTAAGGACGGCAACTATGTCCTAGTTGTCGATCCAGCCGTCGAGCAAGACTTGATGGATGACGAGGCATTCCGCCAGACGGTTTACCGCCAAGCATCGAAGGAGAAATCCAACGAGCTATACAAGGGTGAATTAGTCTCGTTTGCTGGTGTAACGGTTGTTCGAAGCAATAATCTAATCACCGACAAGGGTGCATCAAATGCGAAGGTGCACATTAGCTTGCTCTTCGGCGAAGACGCCTACGGCAACACCGACCTGCAGCATCTGAAGGTGTACAAGGAAGGTCCAGGCGGCGTATCCGACCCACTCCATCAGAAGATGACGCTTGGTTGGAAGTTTGCCGCCAAGGCTGCCATTCTAAACAACAACTTTATGTGTCGTTTGGAATCCGGCTCTCTATACTAAACTAACCGGGCGGTAGCTTATACAGGCCGCCGCCCACGCCATGGAAGGATAATCATGGAAGGTAACGCACCAAATACTCTAGGTCCTACTATGACCAATGTGCCGACTCCCCAGTCCCGCACGCCGCAGGCTGAGTATGCCGCGCAAGCAGCACCGGATACAACACCGACCGTCTCGCCAGCACCAGTACCGCAACCAGAGCCAGAAGCTCCAGCGGAGCCAGTGCTTGAGCAGTCGGATCCAAAAGTCGCACAGTACGAGCCAGACACAAAACCAGTGTATGTCCACGTCAAACTGCGACGTACGGTGATGATTAACGGTAAGGGCTATCCAGCAGGCAAAGACCTGACGGTACCGAAAGAAATTGCCGACGAGCTGTACCGTATTGAAGAGACTAACCTGGAGTACGAAGCAGACCTGCTCCGTGCAAACAACCAGGTCTCTACCCCAGCGGCCGAGCTGAAGGTTTAACAAAAACTAAGACAAACCAAAAAATACACACAAAACATAAAACCTCCACTGATAGCGCAGGTATGACATGCAATCTACTGGACGCTACGGAGAACCCAAAGACACCCCAACTCGCAAGGGTGTCTTTGTCATGGCAGACATTTTCCTATTATGACGCCAGTGGACAGCCATATAGCAATTAACCACATATGCAGGTCGCTCCTAAATATTGCTTCTGTATCATCAAGAATATGAAGCACTACAGTTGCGCAGATAGCTATAATTACAATGATAACCGCAGTACCCCAGTTTATATTATTGTTTCCTATCGGAAAAATAATCGCGCAAGCAGACATAAAAAGCGCCCCAGAGTGCTCTTTCGCATTGCGAAACAACTTCTTCATCATATGGACAAATCATACCATATTTGCTATAATGACGCCATGAAAAAAGGTGGTAAAAAAGAAAAAAATGACACGATGGTTACTAGAAAGAAGTGCCTCATAGACGTAACTATCGTCGGTGTTGTTTGTTTTTTTGTCGGTTTTTTCTTCTGCCACACAGCATACCCTATTCTATACCATAACAAGTTAGAATCTGACAGGAAAAATGCCGAAGCTACCCTGGACTATAAGATACAGGAGCTGAAGGGGCTACAAGGGTTAACTCCAGCCAAAAATCAGAGCCAGAATAAGTCTGCTTCGCGTAGCAAGCACACTGTCTACGACATTACGCCAGAGACAATGCTGGCTGAAGTGAACAAGATACGCGCCGAGCATGGCGTCGCGCCGATGCAGCTCAGCCCAGCGTTAAATAAATCTGCGCAAGAAAAGTGTAGTGATATGGTCGCCAACAGCTATTACGGACATGACAATCCAAAGACTGGCGAGCATGGCTGGGAGATAGCCCTGAGAAATACTGGATTTACAACTGGCTTCCATAGCGAAAACCTATCTTTGGATACGGGATCAAAGGAAGAAGGACGCTCTGGCCACATCACAGACAAGACCGTTTTTGAGGGCTGGATGAAAAGCGAGCCGCACGCTAAGGCTATCCTCGACTCCCGATATACACTAACTGGCTTTGGTAAATGCACTACTGACGAAACTTTGGGCGATAATGGACATTGGTTCTTCATTGAGCATTTCTATAGTCCGACAAACTAGAATCGAAAAGCTTTCACAAAATTTACTAAAATATTGATGATTTGAAAAAACGCATGATACCTTATAAATAAGCATGCGGTATTTCCTGTAGTAGACTACGAGAAGCACCGCTCCGTGAGCCGCAAGCTCGGCAACGGCTTTGGACGACCGGTCGTACGGCGGACATCAGGACTCCAGAGGCGAAAGACAAACTTGTATTAAGTGTGTCTTCGCAACTGGACAGTCCAAGCGAAACAACAGCCCTTTTGCGAAGCGCAAGAAAGGGCTATTTTTATGGCAGAATATCAAGGAAACCCAGATTTCCGCGGGTGGCTGGCGGTACACGATCCGTACACGCTCGCCTACACCGGCAACGATGGCAGGATTGACTGGAATAAAGTCAATAACAACGGCGCCGACACAAGAATGATCAGTTACGACAAAGGACAGGCCGGCAAGGTTCAGCAGTATGTAGACGGTCTGCATCGACAATTTCAAGCTTGGGACGCCAAGCGAAATCAGCAACAACCTCAACAGCAGAATGGCATTGGCGGTTGGGGCTATAGCAGAGGCGGTGGCGGTATGTCGGCAGTACAGCGCCAAGCTATCGACAAGCAGTGGGCGCAAAATAACCGCTACTACAACGATATGCTGAGCTCTATCGATCCGCGACGCAACGCAGCACGAGCAGCTGTTGACAGGCAGGTAGATACATCCATCAACTCACTGAAGAGCGAACGCGACAGTGCCTTCCAGAACCTCGACCGCCAAGACCAAAAGTTGGAGAAAAGTTATGCCCGCGGTAAGCAGTCGTTGGGCGAAATGGTCCGCAACACTCTGCAGGGCGAATCAAACAACATCGGCATGCTGGGCGGCGGCAACTCAAGCGCCATCGGCATGCTGGGTGTTGGCGTAGCCGACCTGCAAAACAGCGAACAAGGCAAGATGTTAGACGATCTGAACGAGCAGAAGACTGACATTGAAGTCAACCGTCAACAAGTACAGAGGAAGCTGGAAGACGAAGTGCGCAAGCTGAATGACTTCCGCCAGAGCAAGTACCAAGAAATCCACGACACCTTCAACGAGCAGCGCAACGAAATCCTCAACAAGATGAACATGAACGACAACCAGCGCGCCCAAGCCCTCGCTCAAGCGGGTGCAATATCGACAGCCCAAATTCAGGACGTCGATAGAGCTATCAATGGACGGCTAGGTCAAATCGTACAGACTTACCAAAATATCACTGCTCCGCAAGCGTCACTGGCGAGCGTTCCAGCATACCAGGCGAAAAATATCACTCAAGGCACAGTGGACAGCTCGAATATTAATTCGCCTAGCCTAAGCGCAGGACAAGCAACAGAATCAGTTCTTGGCCGACGCTCTGACGATGACGACAGCTACTTTATGCGTCCACGGCGTTCCGCAGACGACGTCCAATTCTAATAGCCGAAAGGAGCTAAATACCAATGTTTGACTTTGGAAAAATGATACGCAGCTTCTTCGGATGGAGAGACGACGAAGAAGAAAAACGCCGCGAACAGCAAAACCACCGCGAACCAATCCAGCAGCAAAACGATAATCCGCTAAGCCAGCCAAAGCAGTTTCAGGGGTTTGATGCAACACGCCTGTCTACTATTCAGCAGCCGCGCCAGCACGAGCAGCAGCAAAACTTCTCGCCAGAGAAACCCAAAACACCAATGTTTCAGCCAAACTTCGTAGAGACAATTGAATCGCAGCTAGAGAAAGCCAAAAAGTATGCCGCACTGGGCGATGAGAACGCCAAAAAGTACATTGAACAAAACCAGTCGAAAGTACAGCAGCAAGATAAGCAGCCAAACTTCTCGATAAATAACCAGTCGCAGCTGCAATTACCACATCCGCAGCAACCCTCCCCTTTTCAGCAGCCAGCACAGCAATCACCGCAGATGCAGCAGCTGAATGAGACGGTACGCCGCAACAACTTAAACTCTGAAGACTACCGAAAGCGTCGAGACGAATTAACGACGCTGCTTAATGATACCCGCGGCAACTGGACAAACGAACGGAAATTACTCGATGAAGCACAGCAAGGCATCACCTCTGACGAGCAGTTGAAAAATACCATCGAGAAGATAAAGAATGTTCAGTATCGCCAGAAAACCGCTGACGCTGCCCTGGGCGAATACGGACAATCGCCCATGATAAATTACGGTGGCAGGACACCGACACAATTCCTAGAAGACTTTAATAATATGGACGCCGGCAGGCAACGTGAGGCTATCGAGCAAATATCCAAAAATTTGACAGATTACGCCAAGGTCCCGTACGGATTTACTAACCCTGAACAGCGCGCAAAGTTCGAGCGTATCATCGCCGAATCGGAGCTGCTACGCAACCTGATTGACGACCGAGCAGTAAAGAAAGGTCCCAACTTAGAGACTATCGGCAAGGATGCTGTTAGTATCGGCAGCAATATGATTGGCGGCATGGCACAACCGTTCAAAGCGGTCTATCGTTCAGGTGAGGCTTTAGTTAATCATAGCCCGCTTGATGCACTCACTGCGGAATACAAAGCAGGTAAGCTTTCAGAGGAAGAATATGCTCGCAGATACAACGCTATAGACCAAGAAATAAACGGCATAACTGGAGGCATGCAAGACAAAGGAACTCTAGACCGCATACTTCGCGCAGCTGGTACAGCTGTTGATGTCGCTTCTTCTGTTGCTCCTGTAGGATCTCTCGCCAAGGGAGTTGTCAAGGGTATTGCACCAACCCTAGCTAAAAGTGCGCTAGAGAAAGGTATCATCAGCCAAGCAGCCGAGAAAACCGTTCCTCAACTGATTGCTCATGAGGCAGCCACGAACGCCGCTCTGGGAGCTGGCGGGTCGCTTCGAGCTGGTACTGATTGGAAACCTGAAAATGCTTTACAAGAAGCGGCGACCGGTGCTGCCTTTGGTGCTGGAATGGCAGGAGCTGGTGCGGCTATCGGACGCGGTGCTACAGCACTTCGCCAGGCGTATGTAGATGGTAACCTACATATTCCACGTACGGAAATTACACCAAATGCCGGGCGAAATGAGCGAATGCGCACAGCCATTGAGAATTACCCTATCGATGAGCCGTTTAATTACGGGCGCGTTAGCCAGAGCACTCTAGATCAACACAACGCGATCCAAGCGCAAACTGGTCAGGATTTCGTTGCTGACAGAGACGTAACAGTATATCCAGGTGCGCATAATGCACATGTTGAGAAGCGGATTATTCAGGAGGGGTTAACCCCTGATGAGTACATTACGGCCGCAGATAACGCCATCTATGGAGCAGACAGACAGCTGCTGGGAAGTCGCTCCGAGCGCGGACAGCAAAATGTACTATATGAAAATCCGGTGAATCCTAGCCGTGCGGTTATGGGTGAGTTTAACAATGGCTTGAGTCTAAAAAGTGTACAAAAGCTAGGCGAAAATACACTTAGTCCAGAATTAAAAAATACCGCTAAAAGCGGTGATAACCTGGTTTCCAGTGATTCGCCTCTAGCTAGTAGACGAACCACTGGTTTAGCGTCAAACGACGGAGTCGGAGTTGTCGGTAGGCAGCTCGCTGACAACTTTACAGACGCTACGACTACTGGTAGTCTAGCAAATAATACCCCAGATGTCAATACTAGCGACGTCTACAAGCCAACGAAACCAGGCTTTTTCGGTACAGCTCCTGAAGATTACCGCTACCGAATCGAGCAGACACCACGCGGCAAATACGCAATCGTTGAAGAGTATGCCGATGGCAGTCCATCACAGCGATATTCGACACATTCAGACATTGCTATTGCTCGCCGTGAAGCACAGAGATTAGCTGAAGGACTAGAAAAGCCAATCCAAGTCGAAGAAACCGGAAAAGGCTACAACGGATTCACTGAACGAGCGGCCGAGATTGAGCTGAAAAAGCTACAAACAACCCGCCCAGAGTACGACTGGGAGATTAAGCCAGCCGAGCATATGGATAGCCACGATATAACGCGAGGTAAGTATGGTATTAAGGGAGTGCTACGCGAGAGTGACGCCCGCCTCGACGGTCCAAACCAGCCGGCGAGAACATACGAAGTTGAGGGTACTGTACCAAAAGTTAAAGAAGAGTTAGACCTCGGCGACGGCTCAAAGCTAACTTCCACCACTAACGGGGACACTGGCGTCACAACAACCGAACGCGTCGCTCCTGACAACGCAGCAGACCTACAGGCGGTAGCGGCAGCCCGAAGCGCCACAGATGTAGCCGACGGGTACAGAATCGATGATATTACGTCACAAAGCCAAGCCGCAGACACCAACCCCTACCCCCAAGCGACCGTTGATAATGTTATCGACAAACTTAACGCCGGTACTCCAGCACAGCGCCGCCTAGTTCGCGATGAGATCCGCAAACAAACCGGCTATGACGTTCACGACATACGAGGTATGAAACAGTATCCAACCATCGTACAGTCAGCATACAACCGCGTCGTTGGCAGCCAGGAGTGGATCGATGCCAGCAAAAAAATCCACGTCAAGGGCACGGAAGCTAATCGCAAACCCGACCTAACAGAGTTTGCTCTAGCAAAAGGTGTGGACGAGCAAGGCAAGCCAATATTCGATCTGGTCCCGCTTGACGGCAATAAACATACTATCAGCAGTACTGGTATGGTAGTCGACAAAGATGGCAAGAGTGTTGGCAGCTACGTCGGTATCGATGAGAACGGCAATCAGCATGCGTATGTTGAGGGTAAACCAGTCAATTTGGGTGCTGTCGTCGGAGATATTGAGCGCTGGGGTAACAGGAATAACCCGCTTGCAGATATCGACCGTATCATTGACGCAAACGCGCCAGATGCCGCAACGGCCGCAGCTACCAAGGAATTTACCTCCGTATTCAAAGACAGCCAAGAAGCAGCCATGAAAGTCGAGCTGAAATCTCGCCGCGATGGACTAACGAAACTAGAAAGCAAGATGTTAGACAACCTACCATCTCGCCAGCTGCGAAAAGACCTAACCGAAGATATGTTCGACCTCGTAGAAAAGAAAGTCGATATTGCCGACCTGAACGCCAAATACGGCAAAGACTACGTAGACACCTACATGAAGCCAGCGGTGGATTGGTGGCGTACTCACGCAGACGATATCCTCAACAACACTAACCGTGTACTGGAAGCAAACGGCTATGACCCAATACCGCGCCGCAAAAACTACATCTCGCATATCATGAACGACCCGTCATTCTTTGAGAAAGTCGGACTAAAGATTAGAGATATCACCGGCATGAATGGCTCGGTAAGCGGCGAAACAATCCCTGGCGGAGTACGCGGAGGTGTCCCTGATGAGATAGTCGGAAAGACTGAAAACACTGGTGCACGTCGCAAGTGGAATCCATTTGCACAGACACGCCGCGGCGAACTAGCCAACAAAGACTTCTTCGGTGCTATTGACAGGTATTACGAGGCAATGCTCTACAACCAGTACATGACTCCTGCTGCTTCACGCGTGCGAGTAATCGAAAATGCTTTCCGAACGTTCCAGAAAGCTAAGGAAATTAAACTAGACAAAGCTATTGAAGAGCTCGGATTTAACGAAGCGATGGCGCAAGTCGAGACCGGCAAGCCAAAACACAAGAACTTCAGGGAAGGCGAGCGCTCCCCTCTCATCGCCGCATGGCAGGAATACGGCAATATCCTTGCCGGAAAAACGAACGCTATTGACCGATTGGCCGTTGATAAAGGCTTTGGTAGAGCTGTAGATGTCTCAATCAAAGCGCAGGGTATCGTTGGTGCTAACACTATACCAGGCTCAGCCACGGCAGCCGTAGCACAGGTCCTAAGCGTTCCGCAGACAGTTGCCCGAGATGGGTTGCCGTCATTTATGAAGGCCGTTAAGCAGATGATCTATTCTGGCTTCGACGAAGCAAGCGACCCGCTGAATAAATCTTCATTCATGAAAGCCCGCTATACCGACGCCTCGTCGCAGCGGCGCGGCATCATCCGGAAGTACACTGATGCTGCCTCCATTCCGATGGAAGCTATTGAGAAGTTTACTGGAGAGCTGAGCTGGCGCAGCGCATACAACGAGGCACTCAGCAAAGGACTAACTGGAGACGCAGCCATTAGGCAGGCTGACCTAGCCACCAAGGCTACTCTCGCTGGGCGCGGCATTGGCGACCGACCATTGGTCATGAACTCGAAAGTACTCGGCGTTTTCACACAGTTTGGGTTAGAGGTAAATAACATGAGACTACAGTTCTTTAAGGACTTTACGCCCGCCCAGAAAGCCAAATTCATCATCGCAGCGGCCGCCGCTAACTACGGGCTGAAGATGGTAACAGGACAAGAACAACTGCCAGACTTCCTGAAGGCGACGATAGAAACCTACAAAGATTTTACTAATGGCGAAGATGATGCTAACGACAACCTTCTGAATAATACCGTGCAAGCAGGTCAGCGTTTTCTAGGCGAAGCCTCCAAGTTTGTTCCGGGTGGTCCCGCACTTGTTGGAGCATTTATAGACGACAAAACTAAGAAAACCATTTTTGGCGAAGATTCAGATATTTCCCGTTACGGCACACCTGCTGTATCAAAGCTAATTAAGGCTGGACTTGCCGCCGGCGAGGGTTTATCGAGTGGTGATGCTGGTAAGATCGGCACCGCAATGCTTGATATAGTCCCAACCGGTGCACAGATAAAGCGCACAATTCAAGGGGCTACTGCCCTAAAAGATGGCTATACACAGGATAGCAAGGGCAACATTCAGACACCTGTTGACCGCTCGCCGACGAATATCGTTAAAGGAATGCTCTTCGGCAAGAATGCCCTTGATGAGCAGAAGCAGTTCTATGACACCAAACAGCATGCACTCAGTGATAAAGACAGTGCTGCGTTTAGAGAGATGCTATCCAATAATCCCGATGATGCCAAACAGTTCTACAACTTGACGCAGGACAAACGCCAAATGGAAGCTCTGGAGAGGCGTGCTAAAAATGGCGACACCGCAGCAATGGATAAACTCAGCAGAATGTCTCAGGCGACTGGCTCAGACGGACTGCCCGTGGCGCTAAAAGCCAAGATTGCTCGCGGCGACTACACACAAGACAGCGATGGGACGATCAGAACGAAAGGCGGCGAAGTTGCTCGAGAAGTTCATAAGAGACTTGCTAAAGATTCAAAAGATGAATCAGACGCCACCTACCGCAACTACGTACTAGGTTACGGATTAAAGCAAAGAGGTTCGAATGAAACAAACAGCAATACCGGAAACGATATTACCGATAAACTATCTGCCCTCGCCGCTCAATCAAACGATAAAGCAATAGTCCATCAAGCTATCGACCTGAACAAGAATAAGAAGTACGCCGATATGCCAGCCTGGGTTAAAGAACGCTATGCTGCAGAAAATGGCATTGACAAGGAACAGCTAACCTATGCAACGCAGGCAAGCTATAAAGCAGACGTTAAACTGCAATACCTCAAAGAGGCAACCAAGGATATGTCTAACGAGCAGCTGGTTAACACTCTATATGCTGGACGTAGGAAGTCAATCGCCGACAAGTGCTTCGTAGAAGATTCTATGCTGAAGAGTTTTTACAACGACGGACGTATATCCAAAGATCAGTACCAAGCCCTGCGGTCCCTAATCATGGACGAGAACGGTAATGTTACTTCGCAATCCAGAAACGGTGGCGGAGGTGCTAGACGCGGCTCAGGCGGTGGCGGTGGACAACGAGGCGGTACTGTCAGTGGAATTTCAGTGCCAGACTACAACGTCAAGATGATGAAGCTCTCTAGCCCATACGGCTTTGCGAAAGATCCAAATGTGAGCCTCGGCAACGTCGGTTCAAACAAGAACATCGTTACCGGTATCAAAGCCCCGTCACAGTTCAAAATTAGTAAGTCGGCGCTACCAACGCCGCGCGTAAGATAAGGAGTTCAGAATGAAAGTCAACGAGATACTAAAGAGTGTCCACGTAGCATACGAACAAGCAGCAGATGCGCCTGCACTCAATGATGAGGACGGACAAATACGACTAAACCTGCTACAGAAGGCTGTGCGCCGCTGGTCAACAGATAACGTTACTAAATGGAATGAGCTGTTTAGCGTAGGTGATATCGGTCCTATTCAACCTGGGCAGCGCGAGTATGACCTGCCGGAAGGATATTCGCTATCTAGCGGATTCTACCTACAGGGCAGCTCAGAACCGCTGCATGTAAACTCCCCTAGCCAGCTAACTGGCGAAGATGGCAAGTTTGTTACTATCCTGGGAAATCCACAAATCGGACACAAACTTCGGCTAGGTTGGATACCAAAATCTAGCGATCAGGAAATTGACAAAACTATCGTCGTTAAATACTACCGCGAACCATTTATTCCAACAAAACTAGATGATGTGCTAGAAATGAGCGACCCAAACTTCGCCATAGCCTACGTAACAGCAGAGCTGTTCGTAAATGACGATGCCAACCTATACACGAAATATAACAGTGACGCCATGATACTTCTAGCAAATATGCGACAGCGCAATGAGCTAGCTCCTGACGGGCAGTTTAGCGGACTTGAGGGCGACATTGGGATAGGAGGAGATTGGTAATGGCAGTACAAACTTCCCCACATATGACAGGCGGCAGCGCTAAAACACAGAACATTATCATCCCGAATTTTAGCGGTGGTGTTAACAGCTATCTAGACGAAGCACGCCTACCGAATAACACACTCCGTTCTGCCGTAAATTACATGCTAAGACAGGACGGTGTGCTGTATCCGCGTTGGGGCACAAAAACGTTTTTCCCTGTTCTAGACAAAATGCCCGACGGCTTTGACAAGTTCACCGTAAAAATGCTAGCAACGGCCAGCGGGCTTGAGGAGTGGGTGATCATCGTGGAAGACGGCGTCGTCAAGCGATCAAACGGCGGAGCATGGCAGGAAGCAACCGGAGAAAAGCTCACACCTGGATATGAAGCAAAGTTCTATCAAGTGGACGATTGCGTATACATCGTCAATGGTAAGGATGTTCTGGCGTTCTATGACATCGCCAACAATAAGGTGAAGAAGTTTGAAGGCATCGACACGCCAAAAAACCTCAAGGTTACCAACTCTAAGAATCTAGCAACCGGCAGCTATTCCAACTTTTATAAAGTCTCGGCGGTCAATGAGGTTGGCGAAACAATGGCATCAGCTGAAATCTCCGTAAAAACCAGCCGTATCCGCAACCAGTGGCGCCAGACAGGAGAAGTTGAGGACTACCTGGAATTAACCTGGGATGCCGTACCAAAAGCCACCCGCTACAACATCTACTACAGTGACATGTCGAATGACGAAACGTATATTGACTCGGTATCGACTAACTCGTATCGAGATTTGGGACGTACCGCACAAAACGTAGCCGTGGAGGCTCCTGTAGCCGACACCACGTCCGGTCCCGTTCTTCGTGATATTACTGGATCGAGCTACCGTATATTTGGCGTTGGTGTAGACGATAAGGTCTACTGGGGCGGTGTCGGTAAATACATCAGTGCATTCAATGCCTTCTACGGCGGCGGGTGGGTCGAGATAAACAAAGGTACTGGTGAAATACCAATCACCGTTCGCAGCTATCGTGATGGGCGTGGCGAACCAGTAAACGTAGTGTTTATGACAACCGCATCTGGTGAGGGCTCTCAAAACCAGCTTACACTCACCTCTATGACTGTTGGTAACACTTCATTTATCGTACCGAATATCGCCCGGGTTGTCGGTTCTTACGGTACATACGCCGCCGGCTCAGTTACTGAGGCAGATAACAACCTATTTTTTACCTGCTCCAGAGGCAAAAATACCACTGGCGCTAAACCTGACCTGCTGAACGTATTGAGTACTGAAGAGGTCAGTCTAGCTATTCGCCCAGATTTTGATGGTATCAACCCGCTATATGGCCGCGGAATATCGAGTGTACACTTTGATGGAAAAATATTTGACGCCGTACCGGCCGCCCAATCCAAGGTCAATAATGAAATCTGGATACTGGACTTGCAGCTGAAGGCATGGATACGTCCGTGGACTATTGGTATCAAGAAGCTCATCACCTTTACTCCAAGTGATGGACGCGAGCGATTGATGGGACTTCGCTCAACACCGGACAACAACGGCAAATATCGAATTGTCGAGTTTAGCGAAAAGTACATAACCGATGACGGCGAGCCTTTTGTGTCTACGTTTCGGACGGGACTGCTCCACTTCGATAAGGGGCATATGAGCTGGGCAAAAATGAAGAGGACTTACATCGAGCTATTACGTGTGAGCGGATCATTGTCCATTACGGTAAGTGGCACCGGCAAGAAGCGTGTTCTACACTCTCTGAAAGACATTACGGTATCTAGCGCGATGGTAACGACCGGATTTAACAGCGATAAATTCAACGATTTTGCGTTCAATGATACGGAAGGAGGACATGTAACATTCAGCGACCCAAGTACTAAAAAATCACTGAAAATAAATAAGGTGGTCAATAACTACCGAGTAGACGGCAGATCGAGCAACGCCTCCTATGGTATAGCCACGATCACATCTGTGGTCATACCAAAGAAAGTACCAGACCCTGCCAGTTGGAAGAAGTAAATAACTAAAGGAAAAATGAAATGGATAAACTACGAAAAACTTCAAACATACCGCCTACAACATTAAGCGCGTCAATCAGCGACACGGACACAACTATTCCATTGTCGTCTACTGTAGGTGCGGAAACCAGTACGTGTATTGATATTGTCATCGATAGAATTGACGCCGCTGGTGAAAAGACTCCTGACAAAATGGAAGTCGTCACGGTCCTGATATCTGGAAACAATGGCACTAACGCTGTTCGAGGGCGTACTGCCCCGGCTATGCCGCACGAGCAAGGTGCTGTAGTTGAATACAATATCTCGACGTCGGTCCTACATAACGATTTGATTGATGGCATGTCATCGATCTTAACGCCCGAAGGCAAGCCAAAAGAAAAATCTATACCTCTCGATTCTATCAACGGAGGTACTAAGAGTGGTGTGCTTGTGGTAGAGGATGATGGAAAAACCATAGTCGGCAAGATCAAGTCAGAAAACATCGATTTTACGACCATGCCAATGTTTTCTGCCACTACGTCTAAGTGGGAAGTCCTGCCACAAAATCAGTCTACTATCGTAAAATACGATAATGTCGCCTATGACTCTGCAAAAATGTACGACACGAAGACATTTACAGCTAAAATACCCAAAGACGGTGTTTACCATATCGACGCAAGAACAAGTATAGCGCAAACCGGCTTCTTCTCTCAATATACTGCATATATAAGCATATTTAAGAATGGTGAGATGATTAAAGAATCTGCCCGCACTAGAGGTACGGATAACGACCGACACTTGCCACGACCAAGTTTGTCTGTCGACTTGCTCTTAAAAAAGAATGATGAAATCAATATACGAGCCTTCTGTAGCGACCAGCGTAATTACGGTGGTGAAAGTGCAGTCAGTGAATTCAGTATGAGATTCATAGGCTCAATTTAATCTGTAGCATCTATAGGTTGTGTTGTATACCAAACTCCTGATCCGTACCATTCGTTAAATGAGCTAGACGCTGCGTATGTTATATTGCCGGAAGGATATAAGCGCAGGACTGCATGTCCGTTTAACCTTCCGGAGTTCAATGCCGTCAGGACAATATTAGTTGTTTTTAGTCGAGAGTCTGGACGATATTTGGCTGGTAGTTTTGCGCCAACACTTCCAGACCCAATATTCAAGCTGCCAGTTCCCTCTACTGACGCGAATACTAACGACCCGATACGACAGAGAGTAACCGAAAGTCCATTACCCAGGCTAAGAGTCTCGCTAATGATATCAGAGGGTTTTAATGCTCGCGAAATAAGTGACGTAAAATCGATGTTGCACGATTTTGTCTGTTTTATTGATAAAATCACGCCTCACGATATATAATACAATCAGTTAGCTACAATGTAGAGACTGCCAATTTGATCTAATGGTGATCAGCGGCAGTCTTTTATTTTGGCAAAGGATAGCAAATGAAAGAAATAGACTTAACAGAATTTGGCGAAATGAAATCAGACGTAAAGCATGTCAAAGAGGCTGTTGACGAGATAAAACGAACACTTGCCAGCCAAGATAATGTTAGCCGTTCTGAGCACCACGAACTAGCCACTCTCGTCTCCGCTATGAAAGAGAGTTACGATAATCGTCTAAATACTCTGGAAGGACAAAATAACGTCAATGCTGCCACGTTCACCGGAAAGCTCGGTAAATGGTTCAATGACGCAATGGTCCAGGAAATCGGTAAGATTATAATCGCAGCGATATTATTCCATCTCTACAATAACCAAATAACAATGCAAATACAGAAGACCCAAGACGAGATCAATAAGACTAATCATTATGTTAATTCACGACTGGATGCAGAGGCAAAGAAATGATCATCCTACTAATATCCCTCATCACAATCTCGCTCATTCTCTACCTGATTTTTCGTAATAACAATGATCAAGGAGGTCAAATATGAAACTAGAAAAGAAAACAACGCGGCAGCTGTCAATCGCAGTTGGTTTGCTGTCATTCGGCGCGTTCGTCGTGCAGGGGCTCGGCGACATTTGGGGCTTTGCTGCAGTTGCTAAGCAGCTGACAAGTACGGCGCTGCTGTTTGCCGGCGGTGTTAACGTCTACTTTCTAGGCGTGACAAATCAGAAGAATAACCAGGACAGAAAGGAATCAAAATAATGGAAACTACCAAATATAACGCACTAGAAGAATTACACAATGAACTGAATCGCGGTACACCAGGCGATGAAGTTTCTCTTAATATCGGTGGCAAAGAGGTGCTGAAAATCAAGTTTCAAACTGGCGGCACAGCTGCTACAGAGCGTAACGGTGTATTTATCGAGGACTTGCTTATTGTCGCTTACGCAAAATTAGCAGGCTACAATCGAGAGTTGCCGTGCCGCGAAAACAGTGTGGCTCTTACAAAAATCGAGGAAGCTATTATGTGGCTGGCTAATCGCAAAGCTGAACGTGAAGCTCGCGGTGTGTACGGCACTGAGGAGAAGTAGCAATGAAGAGAATAGTATCGAAGTTTAAGAATTTTCTCGCCAGCCGCCTTGCTGTGATTCTAGTGGCGGCAGTCGTAGTGTTGTCGGCGACATTCGTCATTACCGGCAAGCAAGCTGAGGACGGCAGTATTACTCTTGACGGCTCAAAAGCTAAATATTCTAAGGCACAAGAGAAAGCTTTGTGTGAGTTAGCGAAAAAGCGTGATGACGCTATCGCTGGTATGCTTGGCTTGGATGTGCCGCAGGATTCCGGCTCGGGCTGCGAAGCACCAGACAAAGAACTGGCACAAATGGGCTCTGGTGTTTATTACAAGACAGATATGTCGAGCCCTGCCGCTTTCGTAAATGCGATGAATGGACGTGGATTTAATGAGGGGTATGGTCTGCAGTGCGTAGCAGGATTTAAGCAGTTTATGTTTAGCTTGAGTGGACGTGTCGTAGCGACTAGAACAGGCGGCGCGAGCGGCTATGCAAATCAAGTCGGCGAAATCCAGGCGCTCGGCTTTACTTGGCACGCTGGACAAGCTAGCATGCGTGATGGCGACTGGGCAATTTTCGGCGGCGGCACATATGGACATGTCGCGATGTATTATCAGGGCAAGTTCTTCGGTCAAAACCAAGGCTCAGGAAATATTTATGTTGGTAACGCCTTTAATTTGATGGATCTTGGCGGCTACCGCAATTCAATCATCGGCTACTACCGACCGAATATTTGGAACGGTTCTACAAGCACACCAGCACCACAAGCAAACAACTCAAAAGCAGTGAATGACCAGGTGGTGGCAGATGTATTAAAGGGTGCGTACGGCAGCGGAAATGACCGTGTAGCACGGTTGCGTGCGGCTGGTTATAATCCAGCTGAGGTACAGACAGCCGTCAACTCACGCGTAGCAACCACCTACCCACGTGTTCAAGCACCCGCAGCACCTTCTGTAAGCTCATCTGCGTACGTTGTGAGGCGCGGGGACACGCTGGGCGACATTGCGTTGAGGAATGGCTGGCATGGCACGAGTGGATTATTTGGTAATTCTGGCTATACGCAGAGACTAGCTGAGCGAAATGGGATTGCTAACCGCGGATTGATTTATCCCGGACAAAAAATACAGCCGTAGCTGAACCGTTCGGAAATCCCGAACAGTTGAACCGCCTCGATAAGCTCCGGGGCGGTTTTTTGACATTTTTTCACAAAATGTTGATTATTCTCGCAATCGTCTGCTATGGTGGTAGTAAGCTAAACCCATTAGTTGAACCTCGCCACCATATTTTGGTGCGGGGTTTTCATTTGTCCCGACACTAAAATAGTAAAAGTTTTGAGGGTAATTAGTGGACGGTAATAAGGATTCTGATCCTCGTGTCAAGACCCTGCGTAAGAGGCTTGGCAAAGCATCAGATTTAATAACAAACGACGCGTACCTACCTATGTTTCGAAACCGGCAGATACGCTATCCCAAAGAGTTCGAAGAGAGCCTGATTCAAGCTGCACGCAAGAAAGACCCAAAGCGATGGCTAGCTAAAGTATGGTCGTGCGAAAACATGATAGCCTCTGTGAAGATGCTGGCTAAATACATCGCACGGCGAATAGCTGAACACGCTAAGGAGGTTCATGACGCCAAAGTGGCTAAACAGTTGAAGCGGATAAATCCAGCTGGACTATTGAAGCTGACTGAACTTAAAAAGCAGCGTAAGTCTACAGCTGGTAATTTACTGCTATAGAGCTGGTTGATTCTCTTCTCTAACACGGCGACGACCGTGTGTTTCTTGCTGTCTGACCTCTGTTTTTATATAACAAAATGCTTATATTTTCAAATAATAAGACTTTGTCGCACTGAATCCTAACCGATTCTTGTATTATTTTTTAAGAAAGGTGGGTATTAAGCATGATTTTTATATTTTTTAGCCAATAAACAGCTCTATAAAGAACTATTTTAGTAAATCTTTCATTATAACGATCTTTATAAAGAGACCAGTGGAGTTTTTCATGATGAATAATATTTCAGATTGTTTTAGTGACTTTTTGCGAGACGAAGTCATATTATGCGACAGGAGTAGCAAAACCATAGAGCGTTACCAGTGCTTTTGCAGACTACTGATCAATTTCTTAGGAAACAAACCTATCGATTCCGTATCTCTAGAGGATACCAGAAAATGGCGTGAGATGCTCTACTCATACCAGAAGCCAGATACTGTCAGAGGCTATATAGTTTGCCTCAAGTGTTTTTTCAAATACTGCCAGCGCAAGGGTCGCCAACTATTATTTGACACCGAAGATATTAAAATTCCCAAGCGAGAAAAGCGTATACTAGATATCCCTACCGAAGATGAAGTTGAAGAGTTTATTTCCATCTTAGCCATGAAGCGGCGCGGCTACTGTAATGCTAATAGGCTGCGTAATGTTGCCATCGGCAGACTAATATTCTCATCAGGTATACGCGTTAGTGAGGTGTGTTCTCTGAATCGTAATTCCATTAAGAATCGCCAGTTCACTATCGTTGGTAAAAGCCGAGACTCACGAATATGTTTTATTGATTCTCAGACCGAAAAGTGTATCGCAGACTACTTAAAGATTCGCACCGACAATAATCCAGCATTATTCATTTCATACCAAACCGAAAAGAGAATGACACCGGGCAATGTCCGCAATGCGTTTGAAGCAGCATGTGCACGCTCTGGCGGACAATTCGTCGGCGTTAGACCACACGCCTTGCGCCATAGTTTTGCCACGAAGATGCTAAATAAACACGTCGATTTGCGTTATATCGGTGACCTCATGGGACATGCTGATCTAAACACGACCAAAGTGTATACGCACTACACCAACCCGCAATTACGAGCTATTTACGACCGCGCCCACGGCGAAATATAAGGGGCAATTACATAAAACAGCCGCCGCTTATTGACATAAGCAGCTTTGTTTGCTATACTAAACTCATGATCGAAAGATAGAACATTGCATCATAAATGTTAGATAAGCTCACAGAACTTGGTACCTTATCTACGATGCATAACAAAAGTTATGCGGGTTTAGCTCAGTTGTTAGAGCGCTTCCTTGCCATGGAAGAGGCCAGGAGTTAGAGTCTCCTAACCCGCACCAATTCGGAACAAAATTGAAAACGGTTGCCCGAACGGGTGACCGTTTCCGTTTTAGTTCTGAATTGGTGGTAATTTATTCTAAAGCTTGAACCTATTTCGAATATAGAAAACCGAGCCGCGTAAGCTCAGTCTCAGCAGCTGCGGGCATACAGCATACGCGCCTGCTAATCTCGCCTCGTAAGCTATTAGTAAAACCTAAAGACTAAATCCAGCCAATAAGTCTTTAAACTCTTGTTTGATGATACCTCGCCAAGTAGCGGTTTCACTTGCGGATTTACTCAGATGATCCTTGTGATAAAGTAACAAAACACGAACAGTGCGATCATTATGATTTACATATAAAATCACTCTGTTGCCAGATTTTTTTGCGGATTGATTGCGCCCCGCAACGGCAAACTCGTGTTTGATAATCCATTCCCTGTTGTCGTCAGTTCGATGGATCGGAGGATTTGTCCTGCCATTAAGCACTAGCTGGTCAATGTGTGCAAACTGCGCCACGAGCGCCTTGCGTGTTACAAACCATTGATTGCCATAATCATTTTTGAACTTTTTGATGTAGTGACGTTTGGAATAGTCTTCAAATAGTACACGGTAGTTATCAGTAAACACGGCTCGGCTCTTCCTGGGTGATTAACTCGTAGGGTATATATTCGTTTTGCCTACAGATTTGCCAAGGAAGCTGCGTATGTGTGAAGTGTACGATTTCTTTTGTATTTGAACCTTTCCACTTTTTAGCGATTTTATCAATTAAATCAAGTTCACCTGTAGATAGATACTGGGGCGGTGTATCTTGCGCAGACCTCGTCAGGTTGAGCCATTGCGCCTCGTCGCCGACCTCAAGCGAAACTTTACCCTCATCTATAAGCTCATCGACAACACGAAAATACTGGTCGGGCACTGGCCCATACTGTAAACGGCGGTATTTCATGCCGCTCATCGGCTGCAAATGCTCGTAGTACCATGCAAAATCAGCAAGATAGATAAGTTTTGCGAGCAGCGTCTTTGTCGCACTTTTACCTGCATATTTCGTATAGCGACGCAGGGTTTCCACTATCATTTCACGGTATTTCTCATAATCTGGGATTTCTTGTGATAAAAGGTCAATAATATCGACACCAAGAAAATCAGCAAGTTTGCCAAGCTCTTCACTACTCAGCTCACGCTGGCCTTTTTCTGTCGCCACAACGCTACTGCGACTCACATCAATCGCTTTTGCTACATCGTCTTGCGATAGCCCATAGATTGCTCGGAGTTCGCGCAGATTCTTTTCAAGAGTCATTTTGCTTCCTTTCGCTTATGTATCCAGTATACTACAACGTACGTAACTATGTCAATATTACGACAATTTGTTTATATAGTTGACACATGACTGTATGTTTGTGTATAATAAGAATACGAACCGATAAGACACAAATGGTGGGGCTGTGCGGACGGATCGTCAAAGCGGAGGGTATCCGTCCGTAAACACACGTTAGAATAGGAAAAGTACTGGCCCACGGCCAGTACCAGTGTACAAGATTTGCTTCCCTCGTACACTCCTATTCTAGCACGGAAACATTAAACTAAATAGGAGTAAACCTATGGACAACAACCAATACGCATCGCTTTTGCGAG